AAGCGTAAGCCGATGCACGCGCGCCGTCACAAAGAGCCGCGGTATAACACCACCCAGTGGCGTCGCTACCGCAAGGCATACCTCGCCGAGCATCCGCTGTGCGTCATGTGCAAGGCGATCGCTACGGTCGTCGACCACATTAAGCCAGTGCGACTCGGAGGAGACTTCTGGTGGCCAGGCAACCACCAATCGTTGTGCCATCGATGTCACAACAGCAAGAGCGGCCGCGAGTCGCATACACCGGTGAGCTATGATTGAGTTGCTGAACATTGACTGCATGGATTACCTCGCCACCTGCAAAGACAACGCGTTCGAGTTGGCGATTGTAGACCCGCCGTATGGTATAAGCGTCAACGTTAACATGGGAAGAAGGCGAGGCGACAAGCCAAGCAACTACAAGAAATTTGCAGGCGAGGACAAGAAAATACCGAGCAAAGAATACTTCGAGCAATTATTTCGAGTAAGCGCAAACCAAATCGTATGGGGCGGTAACTACATGACCGAGCACCTACCACCGTCTTCGTGCTGGTTGTTATGGGACAAAAAATTCAGCGAAGATGTAACCTTTGCACAGTATGAATTGGCGTGGAGTTCGTTTGCCACAAGCGCAAAAAAATTCGACAAACACCCATCACAGCAGCACCGCATCCACCCGACCCAAAAACCCGTCAAGCTCTACGAGTGGCTCCTAATGAATTACGCCGAAGAGGGCGACCGCATCTTAGACACACACCTAGGCAGCGGTTCGAGTGCCATTGCTTGTCACAATCTCGGCTTTGATTTTGTCGGATGTGAGATGGACAAGGACTATTACAACGCGGCATTGAAGCGGTACAGACAGCACGCTGCACAGTTAACTATACCGGTAGCCTACTAAGAAAAAAAGAGCGAGCGGACACAACATCGCCGGTGTCCATCGCGAAAAGTTGGAGCACTTTTGAGTTGTTCCCCATAAACAGAACCATGAGTACATACGACAAACTGTTGGAGAACATCCAGCGCGACCGCAGCGTAGATGAGAACACGCGCGAGCTAATCTTCACGCTGGCCAAGATCATCGATGAAGAGCGCACGCTCCAGGACATCATCGACCGCGAGGGCATGGTGTACGAAACCCAGGGCGACAAAGGTCAGACCTACATCAAGAGCCGGCCGGAGTACATCGAGTTGCAAAGGCTGCGCGACAAGAAGCGCGCCTACATCAAAGCCGTTGGCATAAGTAGTGCTGAGGCTGAAGATCCTGACTTCGCGTGAGCATCTACAAACCGAACAGCGTCCACCCTATCAACCGTGCCCTGTCGGAGATGGCGAGGCGGCACGATGTGATCCACGATGTCGATTGCATTTACCGCAACATCGCCAAACACTTTTGGTGCATGTTTGAGTGGAAGAACCCTGGTGAGGCTATGAGTAGCTGCGGCACGTTGGCCAGCTTGCAAGAGATGGACCAAGCCTTCCGGTCTAGCTCGGACACCTACCGCGGACTCTTTATCGTGCGGCTTGGCTTCAGCATCGACACGTTCCCCTTGGACGACACGCAACAGATAGAGGTTGTGCATCTGTACGATGGCATCTTGGTCGAAGGCAAGACCTACACGCAAGGCGGGCGGTCCGCCATCCAGCACATCCTCGACTATGGGCGCTTACAATGAAGAAGCAGGCAACAAAGCCGTGGAGTGGATCGAGAGGTACTGCACGCACGTCAAGGGTGAGTTGGGCGGTCAGCCGTTCCTTCTTGAGGAGTGGCAGAAGGACGACATCATCCGTCCGCTCTTTGGGACACTTCGTAATGATGGACTTCGGCAGTACCGCCAAGCGTACATTGAGGTACCTAGGAAGAACGGCAAGAGCAATCTTTGCGCCGCCATCGCCCTTTACCTGCTCTTCGCTGACGGCGAGCCAGGCGCTGAAATTATCTCAGCAGCGGGTGACCGTAACCAGGCACGCATCGTCTTTGAAATCGCATCTGCGATGTGCGCGAACAATCCGAAGCTATCCGGCCACGGTAAAGTCCTGCGCAACAGCATCCACTACAAGAACAGCTTCTACAAGGCCATATCTGCCGAAGCCAACACCAAACACGGCTTCAACGCCCATGCCGTCATTCTTGATGAGCTGCACGTCTTCCCTAATCGCGACCTATACGATGTATTGAAGACCTCGACCGGTGCGCGCACGCAGCCGCTGGTAATCGCGATTACGACAGCCGGTCACGATACGTCCAGCATCTGCTACGAGTTGCACGAGTATGCGAAGAAAGTCAAAGAGGGCAGCGTAGAGGACGACACCTTCCTGCCGGTCATCTATGCGGCCGACAAGGACGACGATTGGACCAAGCCTGAGACATGGGCTAAGGCCAATCCAGGGTACGGATCAATCTGCAAGGCGGACTACTTCGAGCAGGAGGTGAAGAGGTGCAAGGAGAACCCGCGACAGATAAACACCTTCCTGCGCTTGCACCTAAACCAATGGACGGCAAGCGAGGAGCGGTGGGTGACTGACGATGAGTTCATGCGCGGCGCTGATGAGGTCGAGGAGGACTACTTGCGCACGCTGCCGTGTTACGCCGGCATGGACCTATCCAGCACCAAAGACCTCACCGCTGTGGCGCTCATCTTCCGCGATGACGCTAAGGATTGCTTCTACCTGAAGTGTCACCATTTCGTAAACGAGGACAAGGCCAACAGCAAGAGCTTGAGCGGCGGCATCGACTACTACACCTTCGAACGGCTTGGAATGGTCACGATTACCGAGGGCAACGTGACGGACATGATTGCGGTGCGGGAGTACATACAGAGCCTGCGCGAGGATTACGACCTGCAGGCTGTGGCGTATGACCGCTGGAATGCCAACTTAGTCGTGCCGTACCTGGAGAGCATCGAGTGCCAACCATTCGGCCAGGGCTACGCTTCTATGTCCTATCCCACCAAACAGTTCGAGCTGCTGCTGTGCAAGGGCCAAATCATACACGGCGGCCATGACGTGCTGCGGTGGCAGATGGGATGCGTGCACCTGTCGCGTGACGAGGCGGACAACATTAAGGTGACCAAGAAGAAAAACAGCGAGGCGCAGAAAGTTGATGGCGTAGTGGCTAGTATCATGGCTTTGGGTTGCTACCTTAACAACGCACAGGAGGATGAACCTCTACTTGAGGTCATCAGTCTCTAGGGCGTAGAATTTGGTTTTGAATTGTGAAGGGCGGGTCGCAACGGTGGCCTGCCCTTTTTATCTTGCTACATGCCCAACCGTCTACAGAATCTAGTTAAGCAGGTCCGCATGCGTGTCGGCCTCGACAGACCAGAGGACGTCCTTAATGCTGTCGGCCTGTACAATCCCACCGCGGCCGGTGCCAGCATCACCCACGAGAGCAGCGTACGGATCAGTACCGTCTACGCCTGCGTGTACAAGATTAGCAGCACCATCGCCAGCCTTGGCTTGAACCTGTACGAGACGGACGGCCAGCGCCGCGACGTCATTACCGACCACCCAGCGTGCGACGTAACCAAGTACCGGCCTAACGCCTACGAAACGCCGTTTTTCTTTTGGGAGACTGTCATCGCTAACGCCGTACTAAAAGGTGTTGGCTATGCCATCATACAGCGCGGTGCCGGTGGCGTGCCCCTGGCTATGCAGTGCGTCGACACCGACTACGTCGAGCAACACGTCGTGGACGACCGCATTATCTACAAGCTGCGCAACGGCAAGATTGTCCAGCAGGAGGACATGCTAGAGATCTGCAACATGTACCGCAAGTCTCCTATCCAGCTGCACCGCGAGAACCTAGGACTTGCACAAGCCGCACAGGACTACGGTAGCCAGTACTTTGGCAACGGCGGGCAGATGACCGGCGTACTGTCAAGCGACCAACCGCTCAAGTCTGAGCAGATGGAGATGCTGCAAAAATCATGGAACGGCAGTATGACCTCGGCCGGCACAAAGCTTTTGCCGTTTGGTTTTAAATACAACCGAATTGCCATTGCACCAGAGGAAGCGCAGTTTATCGAGACTCGCAAGTTTCAAGCCGAAGAAATTTGCCGCATCTTTAGCGTCCCGCCGGCGCTGGTGCAGCTGGAATCACAGACGACATACAACAACGTCGAGCAGCAAAACCTGATGTTTGCACGCCACACGGTCCTGCCCTGGGCTAAGCGCATTGAGCAAGAGCTAGCCAGTAAGCTGCTTACCCGTCAGGAGTCGCAGAATCATTACTTTAAGTACAGCCTTAACGACCTGTTCCGCGGTGACATGCAGGCTCGCGCCAACTTCTACACGCAGATGTTGCAGAACGGTGTAATGAACATCAACGAGGTCCGCAGCACGGAGGAACTGAACCCTGTCGACGGTGGCGACACGCACACTGTGCAGGTCAATCAAATTGCCCTCGATCGCCTTGGCGCATACTCTGACAAAATCAGCAGCGACAATGCCACGGAATGACTATCCACAAGGCGCGGTAAACAACGCCAAGCGCGCACTCAAATGGGCGGACGAAAACGGGTGGGGCAGCTGTGGCACCGAGGTCGGCAAGCAGCGCGCCAACCAAATCGCTAGCCGAGAAAACCTAAGCGACGAAACAATCAAGAGAACTTACAGCTATTTGAGCCGTGCGGCCGAGCATGCAGACGTGCCCTACAGTGAGGGGTGCGGTGGCCTTATGTATGACGCCTGGGGAGGTAAGGCTATGCTGCGTTGGTCAGCGGCAAGGGTAGACGAAATGAACGAGAGAAACATGGACGGAGCAGTACGCAGAGCCTTGCGGTCGATGACGCGCGAGCACAACCAAAACAACCCAGACAACAAGACGACGCAGGTCGCACTGGGCATGATGTATCAAACCTTGCCAGGGGAGCCAAAGGACCGCATCCGCGCCATCCGATCATACTTAGCCGGAGAGCCGCAGGAGCAGCAGCGCAAGGCGCAGGCTGACGGAGTGCAGTACCGGCATGCGGAGATGCGGGCAGGGTCAGACCCTATGGTCGTTGAAGGCTACGCCGCGGTGTTCAACAGCACCACCGACCTCGGCCACTTTAAGGAGCGTATCGCCCCTGGTGCCTTTAGTGACGTTTTAGACAATGACGTGCGGTTTTTGGTCAACCACGACGGCATGCCCTTGGCACGCACGTCCAACGGCACGATGACGCTGAAGGAAGACGAGCACGGACTGCACTACAGGGCCCACCTCAGCGACACGCAAGCCGGTCGCGACGTGTACACCATGATTAAGCGTGGCGACCTGTCGCAGAGCTCTTTTGCATTTACCATTAAGGAAGAGTCCATCGATGAAGATGGCGTCCGAGTAATTGAAAAAGTGGCATCCTTGATAGACACGAGTGTGGTAACTTATCCCGCATACAAGGATGCCAGCGTCTATGCTCGCTCCGAAGTGAAAAAAGAAAATGACTGATCTCCCCATCAAAGACCTGCAAGCATTGCGGGCACAATACGTCGAGCAGCGCGAGGACGTTAAAAAGGCTGCTGAGTTGGAGGAGCGCGACTTGAACGACACGGATGTGGCCGAGATGGAGCGCTTGGCAACTGAAATCCGTAAAGTCGATGTCCAGCTTAAAGTGAAGCGCGAGGACGCCAAGATTGCCGAGAGCGCTGTGCTTGCCGGTGAGACTGGCCGTGGCGCTACCGCCGAGCTGCGCGGCATGCACAAGCGTTTTGACCTCGCTGGTGCCGTTCGTGACCTCGCCCAAGGCAAGCGGCTAACGGGTGTGGCCGCAGAGTACACCGAAGAGGCCGTTAAGGAAGCTCGGATGTCCGGCGTATCCATTAAGGGCCAGCTGTCCATTCCGGACGTTGCTCTGCGTGCTCTCGGTGACGCTGGTGAGTTTGGTGCCGGCTCTGCCTTGGCCAACAGCCCTAACTTTGTTGGCACGCAAGTCGCCGCCGGTATTGCTGCTCTCGCCAACCCCACGCTGTTCCAGCAGCTTGGTGGTCGCGTGCTGACCGGACTGACGTCTAACGTCAACATTCCGATCGTTAACACGGCAGCTACGATTGCCTCTGCCGCTGAGGGTGCCGACGTGTCCAACGCTCAAACGGCCATTGGCAACAAGAGCCTGACGCCTACGCGCTACGGTGCCTTTGTTACCGTGACCGAGCAGCTCATGCTTCAGGGCGGACCGGCTGTCGAGCAGCTGATTACGCAGGACATGACGACCGAGCTGAACCGGCAAATTGACAAGGCTGTGTTTGACGCCATCATCGGCACCGGCGACGGTGACAGCGATGCGGCTCCGACTGCTGCTGGAATGCTGACCGCTGAGGGCACATTGGCTGACGCTGGTGTTGACCTGCGGAACGTCAAGGTGGTCGTAAACGGTACGGCTCACGCCTTGATTGCCGACGACGCTCTTGTCAGCAACGTAAGCAGCATCCTTGACCGGACCAACGCTGGCGGCATTACGGCCATGGGCTACCCGTACTTTGTTACCGACCTCGTGCCGGCCAACGGTGTGGCTGCTGAAGGCACCATGATTATGGCTGACTTCGCTCAGGCTGCTGTGCTCGGATTCTTTGGCGGTATCGACATCGTCGTGAACCCGTACACGCTGGACCTCAGCCACCAGGTCCGCATTTCGGTGCATCGTTACGCCGCAGCTTCTGCCCTGCACGCTGCTGCCGCTTACACCTTCCACGACAACGCTGCCTAATAAGCAGTAATTGACTGAACAGAAAGGCCCGCCTCGTGCGGGCTTTTCTATT